TGCCACAAGTTCCGCGTCAGTATATCTCCCTAATTGTTTAAGTGATTCTATAACCGGAGCAAGTAACGGAACCCCTCTGCGTTGTCCTATTCTTTCCCGGTTCATTATGTGGAGAACATTTCTGCGGCCCGTTAATGCTCCGTAAGCTTCTACCCTTTGCCACCCTGTTTTCCCGGTTTCGCGCGCTGAAAGCGGGTGGTGGGTTGCAATGTAATATGCCACTACCTCTCCGGCTTCATTTGTTTCAACCCCGCCGATGATGTTATCATTCGCTATTCCGTCCGGGTTGCATAGCCTGTCCGCTTCGATAAGTCTTATTCGCAAGTCATACGGCATATTTGCCCGTTTTGTAGTCGGCAGTAATACAATAACGTCACCGCTCATAAGCCAGTTCAGGAATGCAAGCTGTTGAAGTTCCCTGAAATTGTCAAGTCTTTCAAGATCGCAAGCTGTCGAACCCGCCCACAATTCAAATTCGCGTTCGATTTGCTCTTCGATCTGCCGTGCTTTCTCCGGCTCTATGTTCAAAAACTTGTGGTCGATTTGGCTTTTTAATGTTAGTCCGGGGCCTACAACATTTGTCCGCATTGTTTTTAATGCTCCTGTTGCAAGGGGAACGCCCATATAAAGATCGCGGGAACGCTGCCGTAACGTTGAAAGATTTACTTCTATATCTTCATATGCGCTGCCGCCGCCATATAACCAACCCAACAAGCTTTTTTTAACATGTGAGGCCCCGTAATTCCCGTAACCGCTATCAATTATTTTTAAGCGTTGACGCGCTCCAGCCCTTCTCAAAGCCGTTTCAGGTGAAATTGCGGCGATTGCTTTTTCAAATATGTTCAATGTTATTCACCCCCCTTACAAGTCGCGTGGAACGGCCCGCATTACCCGGTTTCGGCCTTTGCGTTTTTCAATGTTTTCAAGTTCGTTGATTTTGCCTTCCCAAAACTTGATTTGTTCCCTGATTTCAGCAAGATTTGCCCGCGTCAGGCTCCTGCTTCCTATCGTGTAGCTTTGATTTGTTGTAACCACAAGTTCAGCTTCAAGCCATGCCGCTAAATGGTTTCTTGCTGTTGTTATATTAATACCAGCCATCTTATATCACCCCCGTTGAACGCTTCTTCCTGCCCGTTTTCTTCGTTTGTGTAACGGGGGAAGTATCGTTTTTATCCGGTTTTTTTAATACCGGGTTTGCAATCTCCAGCGCAACTGTTGCGTAATTTCGGCAATCAAGCGGTTCATTCCGCTTGTACGCCTTATCCTTTAGCACCCATACGTATTGCGCCTTGCCTTTTTTGTATGTCATAACCATTTTTTCAGAAGTCAGGCCCTTAAAGTATTCTTCCGTATATCCTCTATCTTCTTCTTTCGGAAAATGGCAATAATTTGGCCCTTCATTCTTTACCGCAAGCCGTTGATATAAGATTGCTTTTCCTGTATCAACGCCCACCGTAAATAATGGGGCTTTCTCTCTGTTTGCCGTTGACGGCCTGCTATAATACGGAACTTCCGCGCCGCCTTTTCCTTTAATTGCGAATATTCTTCGGGCTGTCCGCTCTTTGCAGAATCGGTAAACCTGTGTTGTAAAGTGTCCTCCTGAATCCATGCATGCACATATAATTTTCATCTTTGCGCCGTCCGCGCGTGTGAACGTCTGATTTAAGAAAGCGTCCAATTCATTCCATACGTTTTTCGTTTTAAGATCGCCATAAATTACTTGATAACGTATGCCCCAGCTTTCTTTTTCTTCCCCCCATCCGACAACCTCAATTTCGAAACGGTCGTCTTGCGTATCAATGCCTGCTGTCAGAACCAGCACGTCCTCCGGCACTTCACAATTGTATTTTTCACGGCGATTGTAAAGATCATCGGTTTCTATCTGTTCGCCGTCCTCTTCCCATGTTTGCCCCATCTCTGTGTTTGTCCATACTTTCAGAAGTTCAATGTTGCCTTTTTTCTTTTCTTCGTTTGCTGTCAGGAATTTTGTCACAATGTCTTTCCATTCAACAAACGTTGACGCAAGGGAATTAAGGTGAAACCCTCTTACGCTTCGTTCAGGATAACGTGCAATAAATTTTCCATTTACGAATTGTTCTTTCCACTCATATTCGCTTGATATAACGCCGCATTTCCTGCAAACATGGCTTATTTCCTGCGGATTATTCTTGTCAAAGTGTATTTGCGCCCATTCTAATGGCTGCAATTCACCGCAAGCAGGGCAAGGAACATGCCATATTTCCTGTGTTGAATGTTCAAATTCAACCTCTATACGGGAAAGCCCCTTTATTGTCGGCGTTGAAACGCAAACTTCTTTTTTGTTCCAAAAGGTTGCAAGTCGCTTTCCTGCAAGCAATAACGGGTCGCCTTCATTTCCTGCTGTTGCTGGGTATCTGTCTATTTCATCAGCAAGCAATATTCTAATCGGGCGTGAAGCAAGGGAAGATGAAGAATTTGCGCCTACCATCGAAACATGACCGCCCGGAAATATCTTTTGAAGTATTGTATTTCCGCTATTCCTGCTTTTATCGTTTACTTTATCCCTTAATACCGGTGTATCCCGCAACATTGGTGTAAGTCTATCTTTTGAAAAACTTTCGGCCATCTGAATAGTCGGTTGCAATACTAAGATTGGGCTGGGGTCATAGTGCATATAGTAGCCTATCGGATTCAATATAAAACCGTCTGTTTTCCCTAATTGCGCCGCGCTCATTACAACAACCTTTTGTGTTTTAATGTCCGTGATCGCGTCCATAATTTCCCGTTGATAAGGTGCCTTTGATGTTCTCCATCGCCCCGGCTCTGCCGATGATTCAGGCGAAAGTCTGCGGTATTCGTCGGCCCATTCCGAAAGGGTTAAATCCGGGGGTGGCTTCAAAACACTAAAAATGCGCTTCAATAAATCATGCGTCGCTTTTTTCATTGTCGCTCCTTTCCCCGAATGCCGTATCGTAATCCGATAATTCTAATAATGCTTCATCAATTTGTGCTTTTATGATCTTGAATATCTCGGCCCGGTCAGTTTTTTTTGCAAGTACAGGTGAAAGCTTTGCCGGAATAGCCATTAAACGGCTTTTGAAATTAACCAGCATGTCCTTCATAACGGTTTCAATAACTTCTGCTTCATGTAGTCGCCCTTCTTTAAGGTGTAGTTCGAATTCCTCGTTAAGCCGCTTTGCCCTGATAAGTTTTGCCCTCTCTGTATTGTAGTCGATATTATCTTCGCTTTCCGGGTTTCGCTTTCTCAAATAATTTATGTACTTGTGCGTTGTTTCCTGTAAATTGTAAAGGCCCGGTGCCGCTTCGCTGATAACTTTTTCGTCGCGCAATTGCCTTACTCGGCGTTCTGTCAGATCAAGGAACCGGGCAACTGCTTTTGCGTCGTAAAGTTTCACGTTTTAGCACCCCCTCTAACTTTACTTTTTTAAACCCACCCCCTTAAAAATGCCGCTTCCGGGGTTCGGAAGCGATTTTTTTCTTTTTTTCTCTGCCTATATTCTGGGGTCGCCGGACCCGTAAGGCTTTCCCCTTCTCTGGAAGAACCTACCATTTAACGGCAAAAAGCCCTTAAATCGGGCCTTCTTTTTCAATGTCAGGATCGAAATCATCGTTTATTTCTCCCGTTTCCGGGTCAATCTCATATTCGCCGCTCAACTTTTGCTTTGATAATCTGTATTTCTTTTCCTCCAGCAATAGGCGGCGTGATTCTAATTCGTAAGCCTTTATGCTATCAAGTAGCCTTATAATCCTTCCGTGGGTTTTATCTAATTCGGCCCGCAATTTCAAAGCCCTGTCAAACGGGCTGGCTTTTATGATTGTTTGCATTGCGGTTTTCATGCCGGGTAATTCCTGTTCTTCTTCGTCGCCGTCGTCCTCTCCGTCTTTTTTCTTTCCCTTTGGCACAAGCATTTCAACAACCTTATCAACATATAATGATTCCGGGCTGTCCTGATCAAGCCTTGCAATCCTCTTTTTAAGATCGTTTTCTTTTGCAACAAGGGTTTGCAATTCGCGTAACATGTTTGCTTGTGTGTCAAGGTTTATTGATTCAATCAGGGCCTTTTCTTCCTCTGATAATTCATCAAAATATATTGTCTTATATGCCCCGTGGGTAAGCGCATTTGTATTCCGCTTCGGTGCTCCGCTTCCCACGGCGTTTTTATTTCCGGGTTGTGCGCCGCGCTTACGTTTCGATCTTTGTTCTTCAAGTGCTGCTTTCCAATCGTCCTCACTTTTCCATTTCCTTATGCGGCCTTCGGTTACGCCAGCCGCTTCCGCAAGCTGCTTTGTTGTTAGTTTTCCGTCGCTTTCAAGATACATTTTTTTAGCTTCATCACGATTCGGATTTCTTTTTCTTCCCACGCGCTTACCTCCCTTCATTTGTTTGTTTTTGTTTTTTGCTTTCTCTGCCTGCGGCGGAAATATATTTTTTTGGTAAAATCCAATTTCAAAATTTCCTTATAATGAAAAGCAAGGCGTGGATTTGCTCCCGGCCTTGCCCTATAAAAACACTTTTTACAATACTGATTATATCAGTAAAAACGGGCAATGGCGGGCAATCTTTATTTCGGAAATTTATAAGTTGAAATAATTTTATTTTTACTAAATTGAACACATAATTTTTCAAGCGCATTATCGCGAATATTTTTACATTGCCTTTCTGAATAATGAACTTGTCCCGTTATTTGTGCCCATTGCTGTCCCTCTATGTAAAACGAAATAATGATAACACGGCTAACATGGTTTAAGGTATTTATTTCTTTTAAAATCTCTGTTTTCAACTCACAAAGCTTCCTGTTTTGCTCCCGTAATTCTTTCAAGGTATTAAATACTGTTTCCGGTATGTTCCACACGGCAATTTCAACCGTGCTTGGTGTGTTGCCCTTGCCTTTTGGCAACCCATCAATAACGGTTGCTCTAATGCCTGAATAATATCTATCTTCAAGATCGTTTATGATCCTCATATTAAATTGAACGTCTTTGTCGATTGTTCGGTAAAACTCTAATATCTTGATTGCCTTTTCTTTGTCCATATGCCCACCTTTACCTTTCTATAGTTTATTTTTCTGCCTGCTTTAAGGCGGCTTATAAACCCTTAAAACGGCGTTAATTCTTCTGCTTTCGTAACTCTTATATCTTGCAAAAATCTGATTTTGCTTTATTTCTTCCTGTTGCTGTTGCCGTTGCCGCTTCCGTTGTTCTCTGCCGGGCGGCCTTTGTGTAAGTATGCTTTTTAATATTCCCGGCAATATTCCTTTTAGTTTTTCGCATACTTCCTTAACCGCTTCAATAAATTGCTTAATTGTCGTTTGAATAAGCTTTCGCGCTTCCTGAACCCTCTTCATGTCCTCTTCACTTAATGCTGGCCGCATATCGTTTTCACCCTCTCCATTTCAGCCCGCAAGTCCTCTTTTATGTAATAATTACGATTCAGTTTTTTACATAGCTGTTCGCATTTGAAGCCGAATTCCGCCCAGTTTATAGCGGAGGGAAGATAATTCAATTTTCCTATCTTGAAAAAATCAATATAGTTTCCTGTTTCTATAAGTCTATAAACCGTTTCTGTGTCATACACTGGTTCGCATGAAACCCATGTTTTTATACCCTGTTTCTTTGCCCGTCCCAGCGTTAAGACTCTTTCAATGTAATGCGCTGCGTTCGGTTCATTGTTTTTTATCTGGTCTTTGCTTCCTGATATAGTAACGCCGAAATTGTCGTTGCTATCCAATAAGTCAAAGTCACGTTCTGCGCGTAAGCCACCTTTTGTAAGAATTTGAACATGATTTCCGCTTTCCTTAATTGCTTTTATAACTTCTCTTGTGGGTGTTGTGTCTATATTCGCTGGGTAAGGGTCGCATGTAAAACATAGTTGAATCATTTTCCCGGTTATTTTTTCCCGCTCGATCTGTCTTTTTACTGATTCAGCGATACCCGCCCGCGGTTGAACCTCTGCAAATGCTTCTTTTGTTTTTCTCAAAACCCGCGGCGCATAACAGTAAATGCAGCCATGATTGCACCCTGTATAAATGTTTATCGCAAGATCGCAATATTCGCGGGCGCGGCTTCTTGGTTCATAAATCGGCTTATACATTGTTTACCCTCCGTTCTTTTAACTCTTCCATCCAACGGCGCAAGTCCTCTGCAAGTGTTTTGTTTGGTGTAGCTTCTGCATATGCGTATATTGCAGCTATTGCGGCAGGATCGCGATCAGGGCGTAAAACAAAGCAATCATAAACAGGGCTTCCGTCAGAAACTTTTGTGACATTGTATTTAATCTTTAAACCCTCCTGCTTGTCCCGCTCCTGTTCGTTTTCTTTTTCTTTTTCATGGGTTGAAACAGAAGGTAAAAACTGCTTGTTTTTGTCCTGCTTTTCCGCCTTCTTTTGAAGCAATTCTGCTAATTCTTCATTGCATGAAGGGGAACAACCATCTTTGCAAAATCTTTTAACTTCCGCTTCGGTTAATGGAATATCTTTGTTCATCGGGCAACTGTTGTTTTTTGGCTGCTCCGCTTCCTGTTTCATTGCTTTTGCTTCTTTTATTGAAATCGTGCCTTTTTCTTTGTATTCTTTGAAAGCTTCTTTTTGTTGTTCCTTTGGTAGTCCTGAAAGTTCGTATGCAGCCGATATATTAACGCGTCCTTCTTTTAATTCTTCTTTGAACTCCGGCGTAAGGTTCTTTGATATTGCTTCCATGCGTCCGATCTGTGCCGGAGAAGTTTTCAATGCTTCCGCAATAAGATCGCGCATTCGGCCCGGCAACTTTTCACGTTTTCTTAATTCCTCCAGCAACGCCCGCATTTCTTCGGCCTGTTTTATCTTCTCCCAATCAGAAAGCTGGCGGGCTGTTGAATTTGTTGTTATTAGCAGAAGTCGTTCTTTTATTTCGTCCTCTTCCGTTTCGATTCCGCAAGGCACATATTCAAATTCTGTTTTCCCTTCTTCAACCAGCGCAAGGGCCGCAAGGCGGCGGCGGTGTCCTGCAATGATTCTGTATTTACCGCCACCTATAGGCTTTACGGTCAAGTTTTGCTTTACGCCGAACATTTCTATTGACATTTTTAATTCCTCGATCTGTTCAGTTGAATAAAAGTTGTCTTTTGAAGGTACAAGATCATAAACTGAAAGCTGTATTACTTTATAAAATTGTTTGCGCCTTGCTGGTTCCTCTTCCACTCCGCTT